GACAAAAGTACTATATATAGTAATAATATATATATAAAAAAATAAATATACCTTATAAATACAGGGTTTCGGAGGATTTATAGTTTTGTCAAGATAAGTGTGACAAAACTCTGACAAAACTAAATTAAGTATGACAAAACTAAAATCACATATTAGAGAAAACTTAGATCCAGAATACGTCGATTTGTTAGAATCGGAACTCGTTGTTAAACTAAGCAAACAATTTCCAGGAGCAAGAGTAATATGCCTGCAAAAGATTTAAGAATAAGACAAAGTGTTACTGTAGATAAAACCTTAGAAGAGGATGTCGAAGATATGCCTTTTGAGTACATGGATCCAAATGAGAAGCAACTGACTAAGAGACAAAGGTTATTAGTCTGGAACGCAGTCAACGATCCTCAGTTATCGTTTGCAGAGGCCGCTAAGAAGGCGGGATATAAGAATCCTATAGTTATCGGTAGGTATATGCGAGAAGGTAATAAGTATTCGCATGTACGTCGGGAGTATGAACGATTGATGTCGGAGGCTAAGAAAAAGTTTGAGCTAACGCATGAGAAAGCTGTCGAGGACTTGTATAAGCTAAGAGATGACGCTTGGGGTCGGGGTGCATTTAACGCCGCTATACAGGCTCAAGGATTGTTGCTCAAAGTCGGGGGACTTATCGTTGATCGTCGGGAAGTATTGCATGGAAAGATAGATCAGATGAGTCGGGAAGAGGTTGAGCGTAGACTCCAGGACTTACTAGGATCTAAGACAGGTATTACGATAGAGAACAAGTCGGATACTAAGGCCATAGAAAGTAAGTAGTCGGGAGTCATTAGGTTTTATTCTTATAACAATCTTACCAATCTCTGCAAGGTTTCTGACTTATATAGAAATATCCACTTTGATCAGATAAACGATACTCTTTGAGCATCTTTATAGCTTCTTTACGAGACTCAAATTCATCAACTGTTTCAAAGTTTCCGTAAGAGTCTTTTCTTTGTATATATTTCATTAGCTTTTCTCCTTATCATCATAAATATTGATACTTATTTTCCAGTTATTTTTGTTGTCATCGCTTCGACTATCGTTATCCACTAGAAATTCCCAATAAGTGTCTTGTACTTTGCCTAACACATAATCTACGGACTCCATTTCCATATCTATACAAATATGCGTATCAGGTTTATAACCTAATTCATCTATAGAGTATTGCAGTTCGTTAATTAGTTCTTGTATCGTCATTAGCTTTTCTCCTCAAGAATTAATCTGCGTTTTCCTATTTGTATGTAGCCATTTCCTGTATCTACATATACATTTTTATACTTCGTAAAGTCTCTTACTTTGTATTGAGTATTCTTCATTAAAGTATCGTATATATCGTCTAAAAATTTCATATCCCATTCTTTCTTTTTTTCATACTTGTTGACTTCTTTTACAGTTAGATCATATTCAGTTTCAGTAAGATAAGAATAAGACTTTAGAAAGTCTTGCTTAGTTAATATTTTAAAGTCTCTCATCTTCTCTTTGTCGGTAATAAATGATGTGTATTCCATTAGCTTTTCTCCTTACATTCTTTACAAACACCACCACTACCTCCATCAGGCATAGCAGTTAAATCTTTTGGGTTAAATTTATTAAGACAAATACAACAAAGTGTAATTCTTTTACGGTTCTTATAAGCTTGCAGTTTGATCTTCCACTTTTTAGGTAAACTACGTTTACTAACCAATCCATTAGCCTCTTCGGGGCAACTTTCTCTCCATACTTTGTCTAAGTGTTTAAGATTCATTGTTGATCTCCTCTAGTTCATCTTCTGAAGTAACTTCTGCAATAAATGAACAATCAACATCTCTTTTTAATTGAAATAGTTTTACTGTTCCATCGGGGTTTTGCAGTTCGTTACCATCTTCATCTACTTTATAGAATTGTATATCCCATACTGCTATATCTAATTTACTCATTGTTATCTCCTAATCTATTTTTGATTTGTTCGGATATCTCCTCTTCGGCTATTACTTCCTCAAGAGACGATAGTTTAAGTTCGTTTGATTCTTGTACTTTAATCAGTCGGGTTAGATACCACTCAGCTTTCTTTAGATCTTCAAGGCCACCTTTGTCCTTGTATCGGGTAACGTACTTGATAATATTGCCCTCTAGGTAGTTCATAGAATGAGAAACAATATAATCAGTCGTTTCTATTCCTTTGCGGTAATAAGGTGGGTTGATATTATCGTTCATTGTCGGACTCCTTTATTTCCCATACACTAAAGTCTCCATACTCAACATCAGAAGTTATTTGCCTTTTTAATATTTCAAGTGCTTTTTCTTCTGTTTGAGCTTCTATTTCGTCATAATAAGAAACCTTATAAATTTTTTTCTCAGCTACTTTAATCATTGTCGGACTCCGTTTCACAGTTACAACCAAATAATTCAAAAACCTTTTCAGACCACTTGCCTGTTTTTTCAGAAATACCGCATTCGCAGTTCTGTTCTATCCACAATTCTTTAGCCTTCATTGTCGGACTCCTTATTTTTTAGTCTATCCATTGCATTATCAAAAGCTTCGAGCAAATCAATTCTAATTTCGGTAAAGGCATATTCTAATTTATCATCAAATTCTACCAATCCATTTTCAATATCATCATCAGTCGGTATTCTTGAAAATCCAAATTGCTCAAACAACTCTTCAAGTACATCTGTTATTTCAGCAAATCCTTCAGAAGATACTGTTAATTTATCATCAACATAACCTGATTCATCTTCATATTTATCAAAAAATTCATTCATTGTCGGACTCCGTAATATCTTTAATATGCGTTTGGTTTATTTTGAATAAATAACCGCAAGTAGCGTTGTATTCTTTGACAAGCTCTCTAACAAATTCTTGTTTGTCATTGGCTTGTCGGACTGGATAAACTGTTCCAAGTTCAATCGTACATTCAAATGTTTTCATTAGTTTTGCTCCTTTGATTTAAGGTATTCTTGATATTCTTCTAAAGACATGGTTTCTTCTAACCCGTCTTTATAGACTTCGTACCCCCAATTAAATTCTTCGGTTACGTCATTGGTCGGTAGGTATTTGGTTAATACTTTTGCATCTTTATTGGGTAGTTTTTTGAATTCCCACACTTCATAAAAACTTTCTCCGCAAGAATAACAATCTTCATCTTCATCATATTGTATTAAATCACCGCTACTGTAATTCCAACGTAATACTGCCTCCTCCATTGCATCCTGTAAGGAGTTTTTATTTTCGTTATCTAGGTTTTCAAAATCTTTATCAATATCGGGAGCAGTCACACAAAATCTGCTGATACTTTCTGCCTCTCCGTATCGTCTCCAAGTCTCTACATAGTAAGTTACTTTACTCATTAGTTTTTCTCCTTTATAAAAAATCCGCTCAGTATGTCTTCAACTTCACTTACGATATCGCAAAATTCATCTTGCTTTCCTTCGGTATATCTTTCATCTCCGTTCTCGTCTGTTTCTGTCAGAGGGTCTAAAGATGAATATTGCAAAACATAATGTGAAAGAGTCGCATACAGTTCTACCCAAGTTTCAGAGGGTATCGTTATTTTGTTAGCCATTAGTCTTTCTCCTTAGTCGGGTTATTAGTCGGGGGGTTAGTCGGGTTATAGTCGGGATTAATATGTATAGAAAAATCAAAGTACTGCATGAGTTGATACAGTAGATCTAATTCAGCTTCTTGTTTGGTGTTGGCGACAGACTGAAATATCAGTCTATCGCCTTTTATAATTTTGGCTTCTATCATTGGGTGAGTTCCTTATCTTTTATAAAGTCAGTCATTATTTCCTTACCTCTTCTAATGACGTATTTGAAAGTTATTCTTTTATTTTCATAATTATGGCAATTACTAAGACCATAAACCCAACCCGCGTTTGCTTCTGTTTTAACTGTTGTATTGTCATCAAAAGTAAAAATGTATCTAGGGTTGCCATTAATAGAACTTTTACCCCTTACGCATTTTATACAGTCTCTAATTGCTATTTGTTTAGTATTCATTATGCAACCTCTCTAAAATCGGGCGCTACAATTCCATAACCTCCCATATCGCGCCACATATTATTAATATTGTCGTTAGTAAATTGTGTAGTGAATTTGATAGCGTAGCCTCTAGGGTCGCCATTGATCATATATATATCTAAATCTGTGCCTAGAATAGATGCAACCTTTTCCACCAATTCATCAGTTATTTTTTCAAATTCATCATATTGAATATATCCATTGCAATAAGACTCCGCCGATTGGTGTGCTTTGTTTTCTAATCTAAATAACTTCTTACAAAGAGCAACATTATCAATGCCTGTAAAAAATAGATTATTAAGGCGTTGCCCGTGTTGGTCTATTTGTTTATACATTCTTTCTTTTTTAGTAGTCATTACTTGCCCCCCTCTATAGATTTGTAATTCTCTCTAGTCACAGAATGTTTAAAATAATCGTACCCGTTAGAAGTACACATATACATTATTGGCTCATTCTTTAAGGTTGGATTAGCGTTATAGAAGTTATCAAACGCTAGATTGAATTCTCTAGTATTTGGTTCTTTTAAAATGATATTTTCATTCATTGTTTTATTCTCCGTATTAGTTAAACAATAGGCTTATTCTATATTATTTTCTACTATCTGTATACTTTTATAGATGCGAATATGTAACTAATAAATTCATAGATATTCTTTTAATAGGCAGATGCACGGGTAGAAATAGCATTTTCTCTGTCTCTTCTCTTTTCCTATCTCTAGCAAATAGAAAACGACAGACAAAAGCGGGGCGGGTGTCGGGTGTCGGGTTTCGTATAGAGTCGCGATCTGTTCGGGTGTCGGGTGTCGGGCTAGACTATAGACTAATGACGTCGGGCGTCGGGTTGTCGGGTTAGACCTTAGACAGTAGACGCTAGATTGTAGGTTGTAGTTATAGACCTATAGACAATAGACAGTTAGACCAAGATCAGGTCTCTATCTGGGCGATCTACGAGCCTTAATTAATTTCAATTCTTTTTACAAATTGTAGAAAGATAGTTGTATAATACGTATCAAGGGGGAGCAAGGTGCGACCCTATAATTACGGAGAAAAAAATGACAACAATAGAATACAAAATAACCTTTGAGTTATTGAGCAACCGACAAGAAGGTTGCGACCCTCAAAGTACAAAGGTGGGCGACTTGTTAGAGACAAGTGTATCTTCCGCTCTTTGTAATCTTATAGACCAAGGTAAAACTTGGGAAAGAACCGACGGAGTATTTACTGACGAGGAGAGGGACAAGTGCCTTGCTATCGTTAAGAAATATATTGGCAAGTTTGATCTAGAAGTAACGGAGGTGAGCAAATGAGTAGATCAGATAAAGACCTTTACAAGGTAAAGGCTACGATGATGATACCTCTTGAGGTTGAAGTCTTGATGCGAGCCGACAGTCCCAAGGATGCAAAGATAACTACAGATTGTTTGCGAGGAATGGACGGACGTTGGGAGGACGAAATTATCTTAAACAAAGATATGTATAACCAATACGAGATTGAGTCCTACGAGCAAGTCCTTAAAGAAACCGTCAACGATCTAGACTGGTCGGTTGAAGTTGACTTCAAGAAAGAACCAGTCAAGGCTTGTTGCCTTTGCTACGAACCGCTTGAAGTAATGAAGGATGAGAATGGTGAGGTTACTTGGGATGACGGTAACGACGCTCTCCCTTTAGCTGACGGCAGATGTTGTAACGCTTGCGACTTCAAAGTGACGGTCGCAAGGTTGGCAAAACTAGAGGAGGCAAGAGGATGAAACCTTTATTAGTAGAAATATTAGAGTCCATTCTCAGGACTGACGGAAAGCTTGCCTACGTTATTACTTGCGACGAAGAGGAACTGGTTAGTTTGACCAGAGACACTTCTCTTGCTTGCAATCAAAAAGAAGGCGACGAGTATGTAGGAGTCAACGCAGTTGATGAAGCAAGGATAGAGATATATAGCTTGGGGGAAACTCAGAAAATGCCTGATCTTGAAGATTGCTACGTTGAAGGCGACCACCAGTATATCGGCTTCATCTATTGGACTAACTTCAACGACGGAGTAGAGAGGGTAGGTGACTACAGTTTAGTTTTTGATCCGATGTATAAGTTAAGTACAACCCTAGATAATTGGGAAAAGAAATACGAGTTTCTATAAAAACTCCGTAAGAGTGGGGGGCAAGCTTGGAGGACTTGCCCTTTTTTTTATCTATAAAAAGGGACTCTATCGGGTCGGGAAAATCGGGTAGAAAAATTTGTATGCAGAACTGCGTACCCCCTTTAGGTATACTAAGATATAAGATAGGGTTTAGACAATAATATGAATACTTAATCAAACATATCTCAACCACCCTATTTTTTTCCTTGTTAAAAACTATCTTTTACCTATATAATTTTTCCAAACAGTTGCAGGTAGATGAGCTTTGTTCACGCTTTCTCCAGAAATGTAATTTTTGACTGCCTGCAACGACTAATAAATATAGGAGTTGTATGGCTTTTCCAAGAGAACCAAGATTTAAGTCGGATGTAGTGCCTGATGATTTGACCTTTACAGACATGCGTTACCGAGGCGAAGACGAATTACCTATAACAGACATGCGCGACCGAACTGGAGATATTCGTTTACCTAGATTCCCAGGCACCCGTCCACCCAGACGTCCTCAAGATCCAACCAGCGGCGGAAGATTTGTAAACGATTATTCATTCTTGAATTTACCCGAACTTGGATCCGCTGTACGTAGTCCTATAGAGATAGCGCAAGGATCCTTACCACCCAGCGTATTAGAACAAATAAATTTTTCTGCCCCCCAGGAATTACCTGAAGGCGACTTACTTACGAGAGGGGGTACCCCCAATATTATTCCAACAAGACCTCAAGGAATCCTAGGCACCCAAAATTTTCGTAATATTTTACAAACGGCGGTAACAAACGCCGAAGCAGAAATAGAAATGCTTCGAGAAGCCAAGATTAACCTAACCAATCAATACGAACAGGCCGTTATACAGCAGGATGCAATTACAGCCCAAGCCGCTGAAGATCAGTTGGCAGCTGTCAACGCCAAGGAACAAGAACTCCTGACAGAGCGAGCCAATATTATTGCAGAGCTTGAAGACAAGTTTGGCGTAGAGCGTGAAGAACTACAAACCAATATCGCTAACCTTGAAGGTACGATAACCGATCTGCAAGGCAGTATTGACGCCCTTACGTTAGAAAGGGACGACGCTATCGCAGAACAAGACGTTATCCGAGCTACGGCAGCAGACGAACAAGTTAAAGCCCTAGAAGATCAAAAGACGTCGCTTGAAGAAAGCTACGCTGACCAAATAGCTGCTTTACAGACAGAAATAGACAACCTAAGTGCCGCAGACGTAGTCGCAGAAACAGCCCCAGTAGTCGCAGAAGATTTACCCGCAGCTACGGACGTTACTGGCAGCGTTGTAACCGCTCCTACCGCAGAAGAATATATGGATCAGTTAAACGAACCGCCAGAAAAAGAATTAATCAAAGACACCTACAATCCCAACTATATGAGTTTTGAGGATGAAAGAGCGATTGGCAGACAGAATGAAGCGGACGCACTCGCTAACCTACAAGCAGCCAGCGCCGCAGGTACCGCTACTTTAGGAGACGTACAGGCAGCTAAAGATGCCAGCGCTAATTTGATAGCTCAACAAGCTTACGAAAACAAATCTGTACCGATAACGGGACAAGATCTAGGAATCAATAAACCTTCGGTTTCACCTATTGATATGTCCAAGATAAATTTACCACCCAACTACTTAGATCAATTACAGAACATACAATTACCTCAAAATTTAAACTTTGGTAATTTAAGAACGGGTATGGCTGGTGGTGGCGATATCAATAAGATTGAGATATTATTAAGACGATTAGGATAGAATTATGGCATTTTTTAGAGACTTAAAAAACAAAGCGAGGAGTTTACGATCATCAAAGTTTAATATGATTCCTCAATCACCCACTTTACCTGTGCGATCTGTAATGCCAGAATTTGATTTAGGACCTATGATTGATCCTAGAGCGCCAGATTCTGTAGCTCCTAGACCCATATCCCCAGAGTCTATTGGAGGGAGAGGCGGTTTTAGTAATATCAGGCAATTACCTCCCTCTAGTATGGGTGCTTTGCCAGTAGATGAGTTTATGCCTAAATTAAGGCAATTACCTCAAGCTAGACGTAAAGGAACTATGGGAAGAAAATTAGATAGAATGTTTGGTAGCCGCAGAAAACAAGCACCAGGTCGACCAATATTTTTAGATGTTATGCCAGAAAGGATGCCGTCAAGATTCCCTAGTGGCGGACTTGGATCTATTTTGAAAAGAATATTTAGTCAGCTTGAAAGAGAAGATGAGTCACCTCGTTTATTAACAGCAGAAGATATGCCTAAAGAACGGTTCCCTATGATGCGACCTGACTTTGCAGAAGGTGACGAAGTTAATATGAATATGATGATGGCTGATCAAGCCGCTAGACAGGGTATCAGCCCCGCTGAACAGCGTATGATGATGATACAAAAGACAGCAGCCGATATGGGCAGAAACATTTCCGATAGAGATGCCCAGCTTTTCGGTATGGGCGAAATTAGTTTTGAAGAAGCGATGAGTAGAGCTAGGCCTAGTATGGATACAGTCTCTAGTGAAAGAAACCTGATGCAACAAGAACAAATGTTTTTTCCCCAAGAAGATTCTTTTGATCCTAAACAGATTGGTATTATGGGTGCAAAAGTTCGTAAGAATATAGATGAGGTCGTACAACAAGCAACTGAAACTGCAAATATGTTGGGACAAGAAATTAGACCTTTTGTAGATGCGGTTATCCAAGGATATAAAGAAGAAATGCAATCCGATAGCTATTCATCTTCCCTTTACGATACCGAAAAGAAATTTGCTCAAGGTTTAGCCGAAGGTGGTCCAGTCGAAAGCGAAATCGACAAAGCTCTCGAAGACATCCAATCCGTACAACCAGAGGCCCAAGCTATTCAACAAGTGATGACGATGGTTATGGAGATGATTCAGTCTGGCGCTAGTGAAGAACAAATCGTTGCCGCCTTGAAAGAGATGGGACTCGACGATGAAGACATTCAGCAAGTAATGATGATGATCGCTGAACAGATGCAAGGCCAAGATCCTATCCAATCAGAACTATCTCAGATGATGTAAGATGGCTGAACTGCCGAAAATAAAACCTATAGG